TGTCTTGTGCTTTGCTGTGTTCCATGATGTGTCCTTATGAGATTCGCACAATCGCACTGTTGGCGTCGGCAGTTGGGAAGATGATTTGGAAGGTGTCGTTGCTCACGGTCTTGTCAGCGCCGAAGTCGAGAACAGCCACGGACTTGTTGCCCTCGGTGCTGTTGTAGATCAAAGCGCCACGGGCTGTGAAGGTTGAGCTTGTCCAAGAGGTGTTGGCAAAGCTGAAGTAGGCCGTGGGCACGTTGGCGCTGTTGTTTGCAGCCACAGGTGTGGTCGTAATGACCAGTGTGTTGCCGCCAGCCACGTAGCCCGTACCAACGACTTCGCCCGATGTCGTGTAAACAGCCGTGGAGCCGTCCAGATTGGCGGCAGCGGTGTACAGCGCGATCTTGAACGTGTCGGGCGATGTCGGTCCAAAGTTGTGAATGCCCTGCGGCAGCTCCACCTTGAACGATGTGGTTGCGGTTTGCGCGATTGTCATGACACTTTGATCCTTGTCTGACCGTCACGGTATGTGTCGGTGCGTTGTTTGCCGTCACCCAAGTTCTTAAGCAGAGCAATCGCTTGCATGTACATGTCTTGGTACAGCTTCACCATGTCAGCCTCGCCCTTCATGAAGCGGATAGCCTCAACCAAAGCGCCATTGAGCAAAGCGGAATCGAAGTTTTCGCCCAGCCACGTCTCACCTGCGGTCACAATGGACTCGGGGTAGTAGTAGTAGTGCAGCTCAGCCGCGTAAGTGGCGTCTGGAGTTGGCCCCAAGATGAACGTCAGCTCGTTTACATCGCTCGACTGAGGGCCGAAGATGGCGTAGTGCTTGGGCTTGCCGGTGGTAGCCGGATTGGGGTACGCCTGACGGATGAAGTTCACATCCTTGTCCAGCAAGAACTCGTAGTTCCCGCCTGCAGCCGGGTAGATGGCCAACGAGTACACCGACAGAAAATCATTCGGAGCAGCCAGATACTTGTTGTTCGCAGTCAACGTGCCAGTGACGTTCTTGCGCAAGTTGGCCAACTGCACCGTGTTGTAGATTTTCTGTTCCGCCTGCTGCGTGAACATGGCGTACTGCTCCTCTGTGAACTCGTTTTCACAGATGTCAGCAATGTTGATCTTCAGCTCGGCGTAGTTCATGCTTTATGCCATCGGGCCTCGGGCCATAACACCCTTCGTGGCGCAGCCAGTACCACGGATTTTGATGCCGCTGGTCTTGGTGCCCATGCCATCAGGCTTGTTGCTGAACGCGCCCACACTCATGTTCACCGTATCCACGCGGCTGTGGTTCGGCTCTTTGCCGGGGTTGGTGGAGGCCTTTACAGACTTGCCGTCCATGGTGTGCGGCTTGGCGTAGACGCTGGCTTGGCCAACTTCTTTGCCCATCATCTTTTGACTGAATTTGGCCATGTCATTTCCCCTTGGGTGCAGACGATGTACGCTGGTTCATGACCTTGGCCATGCCGCGTCCAAGCTGTTTCATCTGCAGATTGGTCTTGCCGCCCTTGGCCAGCTTGGTCGGCTTCATGCCCGGGTGCATGTTTGCCTCGTGTTTGCCCACTGCTTTTTTCGCGTCCATGTCAGACTCCTTTACGATACCGATATTGTCACCGTGCCGATAAGCACAGTCAACGCCAATGTGTTGGGTGTCAGGAGCGTATCAAACGACCTTGATCCACCCACTGGGTTCCATCCCCACTGAATATCCCGAGAGCCGCCAGACAGGTTGCCGTCGTCATTCAGGCCAGATGTCACGTAGGTGGTGTCCCTGCGTGGGTTTCTCAGCGCCTGCGGGTCATCCACAGGGAACGTGCCAAGCATCAACTGAGGCTGATCAGGGTCGTAGCACTCAGAACAAACCAAAAGTTCGTACTTGCGCTGTTTAATAATCTCAGTTCTTAACTGCTTGAGTTTAAACTGCTGCCCGCACCTATCGCACATGGCAATCGCTTTGTGGCCTGCTGCAAACCGGTTGGACATCAGTAGCCACCGTTTCCAATGTGCATCGCACGAGGAACAAACCGGACTGCCGCCTTTTCGCGGTCTTCCGATGAGGCCAAATCCCACGCTTCGTCGTACTGCTGCTTTAAGACACCCAAGCGCTCCATTGCGCCGGGAATCTTCAGGGCAAGGTGATAGGCCAAGCCAGCCGTCATGGCTTCGTAGAAACGGAACGGCATGTCCATGGTGTTCACACCCGTGCCAGCGTCCTGCATGCGGCGCAAGCGCCAGTACACGAACACGTAGGGCTGTGAGTTGTCTGGGATTGGCCAAACCGTGATGCGAGGCGTGTCCAAGCGCTCAATCCAAACCTGAATTGGCCGGGCCTGCTGCAGCTTGTTAGGGATCGTGGCGTAGGTGGAGACGCTGATTCGAGTGATGGTCAGGTCGGCCTGCGTCGAAGCGCTGCCAGCACCAGTGCGGATCACATGCTCAAGCAGGTCCACGGTGTCGGCGGGCAAGTTGTATGTCGCTTGGCCGGGGATCAAGTTAATGAGCCCCTGCTCATACGTGAACATGTTCAGGCCACGGTTGGCCCACTGCGAAAACATCAGGTTCAGGGACCGGCTGGCCGTTCGAAGGTCGTAACCAGTGCGCAACTGACCACCAGCACGTTCGAACGCCTCCTCCACGATCTCCGTGAGGTCCATATTGAACGCTGTGGTGCCTGATGTTGCCATTATCTAAAACCTGCTGTTTTCTTTGCGATGGTCTTGGGCTGGGCCACAAACTGTTTGCCCGCCGCCTTACCAGCACGCTTGGCTTTTGTGGTGGCCGCATACTCTGCGGGGCTGAGCGATTTTATCGCCTTCTCCGGCAAATAGCGCTCACCTGTTTTTGACGACGGCTTGCCGCTCTTGGTGCGCCACTTCTGGTCGCCCCAGTCTTTGAGGGATTGCTGGGGCGCTTTCATGTCAGTCCCTGTACCCGCCGCCAGCGGCCTTGTACTTCTTGGCCACAAGCTGAGCTTTACGGGCCGACCATTGGCCTGCCCCGGTGCCCTGCGTTGCAGCAGACTTTACCTGCGACACGATCCGCTTGCGCAGCTCGGGCTTGGTGTAGTTGCCAGCCGCATTGACTTTACCGCCTTCAGCGTACTGCGTAAAGTCGGTGTCATCCCGGCGAGCTTTACGCACGCCTTTGGGCATTTTGGAGGGGGAGATGGCCCCCATACCACGGCTGGCCAGCATGTCAGCAGGTCTTTCCGCCCATGGCCATCTTGACCATTTTGCCCTTGGTGTGGCCTTTGGTCGCGCAGCCATCAGCACGAGTTACACCGCCTTTGGCGTAGCCCTTTTGGCCACGAACGCCATCACGAGGGTCTTCAGACGGAGGTGTCTTTGCCGCCTTGTTATAGGCTTTTTCATTGGCTTCGTCTGCCTTCTTTTCCGCCATCATGCGGCGGGCTTCTTTTTCTGCTGGGCTCATGTCAACTCCTTAGCAAGTTTTGCCGCCACGGGCCATCTTGACCATGGTGCCTTTGGTCTTGCCTTTGGTAGCAATACCGTCACGGCTTGGAGCGGCAGTTTTCACTGAGCCCATCTTGGTTGTGCCAATCGAGCCACCGGCCTTGTAGCCTTTGGCTTCAGCCATTTCATGCTTGACCATGGACTTGGGAGCGCCCTTCTTTTTCATGAAAGCCACTTCCTTTTTCATCATCTCTTTGGACTCTTTCATATCGCCACCTTTTGAAAATTTGCGGCCCTTGTCCGCGTTGGAGAACTCTTTGCCCACTGACTGTGGGACGCCTGCTTTCTTCGCAAAGGCTGGGTTGTTGGCCACAGCCGCCATGAAGTTGTGCTGCTTTTTACTCGTGCTGGGCATTATTGCCTCGCAGGTTGTCAATCTTGCGCTCAAGCCGGTCAAACCGGTCAAGCAACTGTTGCATGTCGGCCCGGAACTCCGAGCGCGTGATGTGATCCCGTGCCACTTCCTCGCGGGTGCGGTTGAGCAGGATGCCAAGACGGTTGATCTCGGCAAACTTTTCTTTCAGGATGAACCCGAGCATGGCCACAATTGCGGTGAGCACGAGGTTCCAGACCATCATTTCCATATCAGCACTTCCATCGCGCCAGTGACGCGGCTTTGCGAGTGGGCTTGCCCTTCTCGTCTTTCATTGGGCCGGGCATACCTGACATGCGTGCGCAGAACGAGTCCTTGCGCTTGCCACCCTGCGGCTGCGGGGCTTTGAGGTTGCTGCCGGTGGCGGCGTTATATTTAGCTCTGCCCTTGGCTGTCAGCCCAGCACCCTTGGATGCAGGCAGCTTCTCACCACGACCGATTGCAAGGGATGGGGTCTTCTTAGCCATTGACGACTTTCAGTTTGGGTGTGCAGTGCTGCTCAATCAGCGGCATCAACACGGCCTCTTTGAAGTTGCGGTGGTACTCCTGAGAGCCAACGTGCGGCAGGGTGATCTCAGGGTCCACAAAGACCGTGAAGCCATCTGCGCGAGCACGCTTGCAGAACGTGTAGTCCTCGCCAACGTACTGGCCATTGGTCAACTCAAAGTCGAACAGGGCGCTCTCTTTGCGGTTGTAGAAGTCGTTGAGGTACGTCCACTCAGGGTGGTTGGCCACCATCTTCTCCAGCACATGGCGCTGAATCATCATGAAGCCCGTGGCCACGTTCTCAACGCGCAGCATGCCGTGCGGATCAAACTCAAGCGTGTTGGCTTCGTCGATGTAGATGTCCAAGAAGAACTTGCGGTCCTCGGCTCGGCGGGTGTACATCCCAGCGGTGATGTCCTTGCCGGTGCTCAGCGCCAGCAGGCGAA